ATTGCCAGCTAGGATCAGCCCCCGCGCCACCAGAACTTAAAATATCATTGGGAGAGCCCGGCAAAAGAGGCGACCAGTTTGAAACGCCGCGATACAACACCGTCCCGCGCGTAGACCCAACAACATCCAAAACGCTGCTTACAGAGGCGTCAGAAGGCTGTGCAGGGCTGCCCGTGACGTTAGCTTTGACAGTGCCGCCAGCCATGCTTGCAAGGTAGCTGTTATCCACCCCAGCGGCCTGCAATCCAATTGTGCCTGTGGTGGTGATTGTCCCACCAGTAATAGGCGCAGTTGTGGCAATGCTACTGACACCCGGCGCAGGATATTGCGCCTGCGTATAAGTGGCGATCTGATCCGTTGTAACACGAACAGACGTACCAGCCTGAACAGCTTCAAGCTGCTCATTGCCATTCAGCGCTACTGACGCAGGAAGGTTGGGGATTTGAACATTGCTCATGTAAGCGGCCCCGTTTCTGGCACATCTGCGTTATTGTATGGCAAGCCTGGATCATTATTGCCAGGAGCATTTGGATCAGTCCCAGGCTGCTCATTTAAGCCGCCAGGAGGCTCGCCGGTTTGCTGCGTCACGCGATCATTGTCATCCTCGGTAATGCGAACATCACCGCCAATAACCGGGATGTTTGTAGTGGCATCAACCGTGTTTTGTCCAGAAGTGAAACGGGTGCTGGTTTCCGCCGTGACAAAATCCTGCACACGAGGATTGATGATAGGCATAGGATCAGCGGGTATCACAACGGCCCGAAGCTGCTCCTGCGGAGTGTCATAACAGGTTCTGCACACCAGCAAGCGCTTGTTGATCAGAGAAGCGCCAGCGTAATCAAACTGCCAATGCAGAGATGAGTGCTGGTAAACAAACCCGCACCTATCGCATACCGCCGCCGCCTGCGGCGATGATGCGCTAACTCGGGCTCTACCTTGTTTACTGGCGTAAGCCATTACGCGCTTCCTTCAACGTATTCAAAGCGAAACCCGCCAACAGTACGACGATATTTTTGCTTGAGACACAATTCAATCAATGCACTGCGAGCCACACCATAATGACGAGCAGCGTCACTCGCGCTTTTATATTCTAATCCATCATCAAGGCAACGCACACGCCGAGCCTGTGCAGCAGGCCCCATGTCTTGATATTGTTTGAAAAGATGTATGTTGCGCTGCGCATGCTCACGCAGCCTATTACGAACTTCTTCTGTATGTGTGGCGCCTAAACGATATTTATTACCTTTATGTTGAAGAGAAATTTTTTTCCGCAATTTTGACGTTACAATATGCCCGCACGAACCTAAACCACCCTTTGTAGAATTATATGCAGGAGCATGCTTTGCAATGTAAGCAATTTCAGCAGCAAATGCCTCTTCGCGCGTTTCATAAACAGCCAATGATGTGATTGTAAAAACTAAACGATCATATTTGCGAAGCGCTTTTTGAAATGCACCGTTTAGCTTTCCTTTATTTGCCGCATAAAAATGCTCAGACAAACGTCGACGCAATTCTTTATGACCAGTAACACCAACATATGTTTTATCGGTTTGTGTATTAGTCACCAGATATAGGGTGATGAGTTTGGGCATGGTGCATTCTACCGCATTACGGCCTGTAATAGCCATAAATCTGCGGCGAGATATACTGCGCTGCCTGCTCCACGTTCTGAGCATCAGCGATATTGTAGCTTTCATCCGCCACAAGCTTCAGCGCAGGCGCCATCTGCGGATTCCACACCCGCGCCAGCCGATAGGACAGCGCATCAGCAAAGGCATCCATCCACAGATACGGAATTTCCACCGTCTGACCGCCCGTAAAGGCTGAATCCTGAAGTTGCCGCGCCCGGTAATACCGCAGATACTGCGCGCTATTGCCATCAGGAACGGGCCACAGGGTCACATTGCCATTGATCAAGCGATCCTGCCAGAACGCGGTCGGGAAGCCTTCCTGCTCCTTGTTAGGGTAGCTGGCGTATTCCGTGCGGCTGATCGGCAAGATCAAACGATCAATCGGTGGCGAATTCCCATCATCAATGCGAATGTAGGAATCCAGCATGATCACGGTATTGTCAGGCACGGCATAAGTCGCCTGCCCGGCAACCAAAGGCACCGTCTGCAAGTCCACCGTCCAAAGGTTCACGCCTTTGTTGGACCAGCCAGCCAGGACCATGTTTGAAGCCATACGAGCGGCTTCCATATGCTCCTGGGTCAGTGACGTATTGCGAATGCCAATCAGATTGTAGGCATACAAAACCAACTCGCCAAGCGATGGATCAAACGAATATGTCCCGCTGGTGGTCATTGGACTGCCTTATGCCGCGTCATTCTTGATCAAAATAATATTGAAATAAGAAGACACTGCATTATTCGCAGCACTTCCTACAGCGGCAGCCTCAATATCCGTTTTCTCAGGGAATGAAATGGGGATGAAAAAATCGTAAGTGGCCGTTCCATTGTTTAACGCAACAAGGGCTGCGGTTTTGCGAATGTTATCAACCCCAGACGCCAAAAGGCGCCCCGTCACTTGGTTTGAGCCGCTCGGCTGCCCGGCAGATATCTGACCGGCATCCATATATGCTGTGTATCCCGCTGGAACAGTATAGTGGCCAGTGGTGGTTGAATTGTAATCAAAGAGAATGATTTGCCAGATCGTCGCCGGAACACCGGCAGTCACGGTGCCGGTTCCAAAATAAATGTTGCCTTCCGCGCCATTGCTCGACCCAGCGGTCGCCACATATGCGGAATTGATGCGAAGATAGGAATTGCTGGTCAACACTGCCGTTTGACCATTCAATGTCACCGTTTCGGTGGCTTGGTTATAATTGGCGTCAAGCCCATCAATAAAGACAGTGCGGGCGCCAGTGCCAGCAGATGTGTCATTCGCGTTGGCAGAGCTAACCTTCCACTGAAGGGCGGCTGATGGATGGGTGATAATACCACCACCCGGCCAAATCGTTTCTTCGGTTGTGTCAATGTCCGGGTTGTAGCCAAAAACAGTGATGGGAATGTGCCAGGAAATCTGGCCGCGCGCCACCTGAAGCTCAAAAGGCTCATAACGACCACTTTGAGTAATTGACCAAGCTGTAGTCGCCATTACGGCCTCTCCTTCTTTTCGCCTGACGGTGAAACAGGCCAGTTTTTGCGTTCCTGACTTGTCTTCTTAGCCGCCATCATAACCTTTTGGGAAGATGTCATACGCGATGCAGCGCGGGCGGGACGGCATGCAGGGTAGGCGCGTTCAGCCTTTTCTGACCCAGACCGGCCACACTTTTCCCCGGTCTTGATGTCAACCCAATTCTCGCCAAACCACTTGCCCAGGCCACCCTTCATTTCTTCTTCACCCGATTGTCAGCACCGCTCCAAGAGCCGCCCTTGGCCTTGTATTCCTTCGATGCCCAGGCATTCGCATAGGCAGAGGGATACACATCAAACTTCTTCTTGGCCTGCGTCTTCACGGAAGCCCAAAGGCGAGGATTTTCGGGAATAGCCTTGGCCATTACGAAATGCCTCCCTTTTCTCCATGACGGCCCAAATATTCTTGGGCCTGGATTTCTCCTGTTGAAAGCATCAGGTAAATTTGAGCGAATTCCAAAAGCATGGGGTCATCCTTAAAATGACCCAGCCCAATATTGCAATTATCACAAAGCAAACCGCGAAATTTATTGGTCTCATGGTCATGATCGACACAAAGCTTGGCAAATTTACCGCAAATATTGCACTGACCACCGCTTGCAGCCTTCACAGCCAATAAATCACTGTCGTTAATCATACTTCTATATTGACCACGGTGGATGCCATTTCGGTAGCTTTTTCTGCATTCACGACACCAACTATCAAACCCATTCCGCTTGGCTTTATGCGGAGGAAAAAATTCGATGGTTGCTGGTTTCATTGCCTTACAGCGAGAGCATTTCAGCATTTTACATCCCACTTCTTCAAAGCAAGATTGATGCGGCTATTTGGATCATGCGCCGTCTTAGCGGATGTAAGTTTTTCCTTCATCCCGCACATGCGGCTGCGAAAATTCTCACGTCTCTGCGCTGCGGCAGGACTCTTCTGCGCTGTTTCCCGTGAAACAGGCGGCTTGATATCACGACCTTCAGACCGCAGCGAAGCCCGCCCCTTGGCGTTCAATCCGCCTTCAGGGTTCTTACCTTCCTTGCGCGTCCAAGCACCGGCCATGACATCCTCCAAAGGAAAGATGGGGGCCGAAGCCCCCACCAATCACTGACCCATGCTGTCGAGCTTGCGGCCCTTAGCGGGGG